GGTGAATTTAACTTTGACGAGATGAACGATGACTAGCATACCTCCGATACCAAAAGACATCATGGAAAAACAAGTCGGAGGTACGCACTATAAAAACTATAAGTTTCAAGTGTGGGATATTGTGGATGAGTACAAACTCAACTACTATGAGGGCAACGCTTTAAAGTACCTATTAAGGCGCAAAGGCGATAGAAAAGAGGACTTACAAAAGGCGATTCATTACCTCGAAAAGTTAGTCGGAGAAATACAATGATGAAAGATTTAGCTTATGTGAATATGGTGTGTGCATTGTATGAGTTGGCAGACAAACAACAAGAATGCGAGGGCATTATTCGTGTGGATGTTGATGACAAGATGGAAGAGAAAATCAATTATTGTATGCGTAAGATAAAGAAGCGACTTGATCAAATGCTACACAAACATAGAGACCTAAGAGAGTATGTTATACCACTAAGCAACGAGCTTTTACAAGTGGCAAACGATGCGGGCTTTGAAACAATACAGCCCGACTATCTTGGAACGTACATTTTGAGATTTCGATTTATCCGCACGAACAGAAAAGTACACGATGACTTTCTATGGCTCACGAATCAAGGCAGCACGATGCTACGTTTGATGGACTTATTGGACGAGACCAAGGTGAGCGATAGGGATGATGAGATGTGCGAGCTGGCGTATTCGATAGCAAATAGTCTTTAATTACATATAATTTTAGGTATAATAATATATATAATTTAAAGGGCATAAATGGTAATTGATGTTTCTTTTGTATATCTAAAACAAATACTATCCGATAAACAGATAGAAGAAGTTTATGAGTATCTAAGAGGTTGCAGATTATATGTTCCAATAAAAGAATATGAATATAAAAAGGAATTGAGAATATACAATCACGCAATCTCTATCGGATACACAAAAGAAGAAGCTATACAAGCAGTAGCCAATAACTTCAATAAATCAAAGATTACAATAGCAAAGAATATACAGAGGAGTTTATTCGATGAAAGTTGAATCAAACATCAAAGAAGTGCAAGCGCACATGTCAAAGGTTGAAAAGAAGATAGCATATGCCACATCCAATACTATTAACGACCTACTATTTGGAATAAGACAAAGAAACTTGGAGCAATTTGAAAAGATATTTGATAGGCCGAATACAAAATTTCTAAAGAGTAGTTTTGATATTAAAAAATCAACAAAGAGTAGTTTGTTTGGCTCAATCATGGTGGGCGATAACAGTAAGGGGAAAGGGGCATCTCCCCTTGATGTATTAGGCCACCAAGTTAATCCATCAAAGAGAGGCAATAGAAGATTTGAAACACTAATGAAAAGACAAGGGCTTATGGGTAGTACAATGTATGCGTTACCCGCAAAAGATGTGCAAGCAGGAGTATTGGACCAATACGGAGGCATAAGCGGTAAATTTTCATCCTGGATAATATCATACTTTGGTAAGTACGACAAAGCAGGATTTAAAGCAAATATGACCGACAAAAAGAAATCAAAGCTACATGGGATAGGAACATCTGATAAAGGATATAGAAAAATAAATGGTGTTATGTATTTTATGTCAGCAGGGCGCGAAGGTTTTGGAGGCAAGAGAAGTCACTTACAAGCGGGGATATACTCAAAGACGGGAACGCATGGGTCAGATATAAAGCCAGTCATATTATTCTTTGATGCAAAAAGTGCATACAAAAAAAGGTTTTTCTTTGAAGAAATAGCAGAAGGGTACATAGACAAGCACGCAAAAGAGTTGTTTAGTAAAAACTTTGATGCAGAAATGGCAAGATTAAAATGAAACACCCCACCCCATCAAAAGGTACTGTGAGCAGATTTAAAGATAAGGGTAGTGCGAGGCACGATAAAAATCTAGATATGAACTATTTTCACACTTATACTTTTTAAAGGGGTAAATCCCCGAAGGGGATTATAAAAATGAAAGATTTATTATTAACACAGAAAGATGTAGCAGATATGCTCGGTGTAACAAATATTACAATCGGAGCATATAAAAAGAGAGGAATACCAACAACAGACGACAAACCATCAAAATATCCCGCGAGAGAATGTTTGATGTGGGCGATAAGAGAGGGCATAGTAGATTTTTCAGTGTCTAACAATACGGATTTAGACTTAGAAGAGTTACCGCCACGAGAAAGAAAAGACTTAGCCGATGCACAATTAAAAGAATTTAAGTTAGAAGTTGAAAAAGGAAAGTATTTATTATATAGCGATGTTAAAAATGAGAGCGATAAAAATGTAATGATAATTAGAACTAAGCTATTATCTTTGCCTAAAAAAATAGCTCCTATGATATTGGATGCTGATATTTCAAAAAATGAAATAATTATCAAAAATTATATTTACGATATTTTACAAGAGGTATCAGATGATTAAAGAATGTATGGCATGCAAAGAAAAAAAAGATATTACACATTTTTCATTTAGAAAAGATACGAATAAATTTAGAAGCACTTGCATCAGTTGTGACAATCAAAGAAAAAGTATTTGGAAAAAAGGACATAGGCTTAATTGTAATTTATCACAACAAAACTATCGAGAACAAAAAAAGAAAGAAAAAATTATTTTAAAATATGGAAGCATAGAAAACTACGAAAACGAATTAAAACAAATCGAAATAAACAAAAAAAAGCAAATTATTCCAAAACTTCTTATGTTGTTTTTACAATCAAAGAATTTAAAAAAATGTGTCAAATGTGATTGTTTTAAAAATATAAACGAGTTTCCTATAACTAAAAACAATAATCATAGAAGTACATGTAAAGAATGCAACGCACAAAAAACAAGGATATGGGTAAGACAAAACAAGCAGTTTAAAAAAGAAATGGATAAAAAATACTATATTGAAAATATTGATAGGATAAAACAATACAAACAAGAGTGGACAAAAAAACATTTCAGCACAGATGAAAATAAAATAAAAAAACACTTATTATCAAAAGAACATAGATTTAATCATAGGGAATTGTATAGAGCTTATACAATTAAAAGAAGAGAACTAAGAAATAAGATAGAAGATGTTAAATCTATAAATACATCAATAGTCATAGATATGTTTAATGGAAAGTGTTTCAAGTGTGGGAAAAACACAAGGCTATCAATAGACCATCATATGCCACTATCAAAAGGTTTTAAACTAAGTTATTCAAATGCAGTTGTGCTTTGCAGTAATTGTAATTCAAGCAAAAACAATAAGCATCCAAAAGAGTTTTATTCTAAAGATGAATTGATAAAACTAAATAGTATGGGAATAATAACCTATGACAATTATTAGCGATTCTTTGTCTCTTTTTACTCCTCCAATAGAAATGAAAGTATCTGAATTTGCAGATAAACATAGGCAACTTTCAAGGGAGTCATCGGCAGAGGCGGGAAGATGGGATACATCAAGAGCGGAATATCAAAGAGAAATTATGGATGTATGTTGTGACCCAAACATTGAAACAGTCGTATGGATGAGTAGCAGTCAAGTTGGGAAGTCTGAATGTGAGAATAATATCATAGCCCACTATATAGCAAATAATCCATGTCCTATTTTAATGGTGCAACCAACAGTAGATATGGCAGAGTCATATTCTAAAGATAGAATTGCGCCTATGATAAGAGATACACCAATTTTAAGTCAATCAGTGTCAGACTCAAAAAGTAGAAATAGTGAGTCCACAATATTACATAAAAAATTCATTGGCGGTCACTTTACACTTATTGGATCAAATGCCCCATCTCAATTAGCATCACGACCTATAAAAGTAGTGCTTTTTGATGAGGTTGATAGATATAAACCAAACATAGAGGGAGATGTTGTTAAATTAGCATCAAAGAGGACTACCACATTTTGGGATAGAAAAATCATATTAGTTTCAACCCCTACAATAAAAGGCGTATCTCGTATAGAAATGGCATACGAAGAAAGTGATAAGCGTAAATATTTCGTACCATGCCCACTATGCGCACACGAACAACATCTAATCTTTGGAAATGTTAAATGGGAAAAAGACAATCCATCATCAGCACTTTACCATTGTGAGAAATGCGGTGAAGGATGGAGTGACACGCAACGATGGGGTGCGGTTAAAAAAGGTCACTGGGTTGCGGAACGAGAAACA